GACTGGGTAGCAAGGGCGATTACATCTTTCGAGATATGGATGAAACCCCTACCGAGATCGTTTCAATTATGTTTGAAATGAAAAATGAGAGCGATCAAACTGCAACAAAGCAAAAAAACGAGGACTTTCTAAAGGAGCTAGATAAGGATCGTACTGANAAGGGNTGNGAGTATGCTGTGCTNGTCNCATTNCTAGAGCCAGATAGNGAGCTCTANAACACTGGNATCGTNGATGTGTTTCATCGATACCCGAAGATGTATGTCATTCGCCCGCAGTTTTTCATTCCAATCATCACCCTGCTAAGAAATGCAGCGATGAACTCACTTAAATACAAGTCAGAGCTTGCGCTTATGAGGACGCAAAATATCGACATTACGAACTTTGAAAATGGTCTCGATACATTCAAGACCGCATTTGCAAGGAATTATGACCTAGCCTCCGGCCATTTCCAAACTGCAGTTGACGAGATTGACAAGTCGATAGACCATCTGCAGAAGACGAAGGATGCTCTGCTGAACACTTCTCGGAACCTTCGGCTTGCAAATGATAAGGCACAGGATGTGACGATCAAGAAGCTAACTCGGAACAATCCAACGATGGCGAATAAGTTTGCTGAACTTAAGAATCCTGACCCTTCCAACTCAGGATGATCTAGTCTTATATGATTAACCCCAAGAGATTCCCTTTTAAATTATTGACTTACTTAGTCCTCTCTTTAATAAACGACTGAACCTGCTCAGTTGTCCAAAAGGAGGACCTCCCAATCTTAATCGGCTTTGGAAACTCTCCTTGCTGAACCATGAGCCAGAACTTTGATTTAGATACTGGGAGCACCTTCAGTATTTGCGGGATTCTCATTAAGCTTATATCTGCGCAGTCATTACTCATGATGACCCCATAGTCGAGTTCGTTTCAAGTTCTTTCGATACATCTGTAAGGCCAGTTTTGCAGAACTCATCTTCGTGTATCCGTATGAACGATACAAACTGTAAAGCCGAATTGCTACCATCAAATTGATCTCCTAGTTTTTTGTAATGTCTGAATATTGGTTCTACTGATGCTACTGAAGAGCAATGTAGCTGTTGAATTTTTGGCGGTCAATCAAATGTCAATACCCACTTTGGTAATGGATATTATTTTTTGACTACAAAAAAATATTTATTCATATAAATGCTATAGGTCAATTAAGTAAAGGGCTACAGCCTTGTCAGTATTTTCTGATAGTGCGNAGATAGTAGTGGACACACATAGATCAATAAGCACTTCAAAAAGAAAAATAAAACGACTCAAATTAGTTAAAGATGGATTACAGCAAATTGATAAATAAATAAATTAAAGAAAAATTCAGAAAAAACACGTTTGACGGCGAGCATTTGGATTGATAGATTGTGATCTGTTTCACATTGATCAATACATAAAACGGAGACTGTCTTAAATGAATTATTACGAGCATCACATTGGAGATTATTCGCAAGCTACCTCACATTTGAGCTTTATTGAAGATGCTACTTATAGTCGCCTTATTCGGAAGTACTATGCCACTGAAAAGCCCATGCCACCTGATGTTAAGACCGTTCAGCGTTTAGTTAACGCCAAATCTAAGGAGGAGAAAAATGCAGTGGAATTGGTCCTTAATGAATTTTTCATATTGACTCATGATGGCTGGAGGCAAGGCCGTTGCGATCATGAAATCGCCCGTTTTAAGGATAAGCAGGCTAAGGCTAAACGCAGTGCAGATAGTCGCTGGCAACCTGTGAATGCTACCGTTGCTGCTAATGAAACCAAATTAGATCTTGAGCCAAATTTAGCATGCGTTCGCATTGCCGATGCATTGCCAACGCAATGCTCACCAGTCACCAATCACCAGTCACCAATCTCCAAACACCAGTCAATCAAATCAATGGCTGAAACAAGCGTGAAAAAGACTTCTGAACCAGGTCTTCAGAAGAAAAAAGACGATCTTGGGGATCTTGGAGTGCTTGGCGAAATGCATAAACGGTTTGCCGAATTAATTAGTAAGGAGGGTGCCTCTGTTGCGGTAGATGACTGTCGAATTAAAGATATGGTTGCTACTGGAGCAAGTGAGGCCGAAGTGATTGGGGCGATATCGATTGCAAAGGAAATGCGCAAGAAGATTTCTACTGCAAGCCCTATCAATGCTGGCTATGTCTTGGCTATTGTGAAATGTGAATTGAAAAAACGAACCTTAGCTGATTCAGGGGATATTGCTTGGTGGAAAACCAATGACGGGATCGATGCAAAAGGACGTGAGTTATCGATGCGTGCACAGGGTTCTGAATCCTATGAATCTTATAAGGCTCGTATATTTGCGCAACTGCGAAAACGCCAGGAAATAGTTAAGCCTAGTGAGGCGATTGAAGCTATCGAGATGATCGAGTCGAAAGAGCCTATGGTTACAGGCGCAGATCAGGAGAAGAGCCATGCCATCTAATGCCCACCTTCTAGGTGTGGTGGAGCGCCTTGATATGGAAGACTTTCCGATTGGTTCTGTGGTTCAAACTCCAAGTGGTCGCACTGGTACTGTGATTAAGCACCGTGGTGCGCAAAGTCGTCATGACCTGTTTCAGAGAATCATTATTGAATTCGATGAACCAATTGGAGATACCGTGGCTTTGCAACCTCATCTATTGACCATCATCAATAGGGCCGAGGCAAGCAATGATTACTAAGAAGCCGAAAAGGGTCAAAAAGCAGCCCACCGTTAAAACTCAGGGCTTGCTTAATACTGGGCTCACCCAAATAGTGGAGAGCCATCCATACAACTCAGAGGAGATTACTCCGCTCGAGCTAATGCTCAAGATCATGCATGAGCTATATGCGCAGGCAGAACGCTGTACTGCTTCTGCAAATCAGAATACCGATCTTTTTGGGTATGTCGATTCTGTAGATAGTAATGAGACCCGGATCAAACTACTCAATATGGCTGCTGCTGTAGGAAGGCATATAGCGCCTTATATTCATCCGCGCTTATCTGCTATTGAACATACGGGTAAAGATGGGGCACCTCTGCAAAGTGGGGTATTGCTTGTTCCAAGTATCTTGAGCTTAGAAGAATGGGAGCGCGTTGCCCAGCCTAAGCAATAGCTTTGCAGCTCAATTCATGAAAACCATCTGGGCCCCATTGCCAGGTAGCCAGACCCTATTTCTGACTTGCCCTGTGTATGAAGTATTGCTAGAAGGTACTAGGGGAGGAGGTAAGACCGATACCTTGCTCATGAGTTATGCCCAGCATGTAGGTAGAGGTTTTGGAGATCATTGGCGCGGCACACTCTTTCGTCTGACTTACCCACAACTAGCTGACGTTGTGGCCAAGAGTAAGCGCTGGTTCTATCAAATCTTTCCAGGGGCCAAGTTTAATGAATCCGACTATGTATGGAAGTGGCCTACAGGAGAGATGCTGTACTTTCGTTATGGGGCTAATGAGGACGACTACTGGAATTACCATGGCCATGAATATCCCTGGCTGGGGTTCGAAGAATTAACGAATTGGCGCAATCTCTCTTTCTACGAAGCCATGCATTCGACATGTCGCTCATCACATCCTGGAATGCCAAGAATGGTGCGCGCAACCTGTAATCCATTTGGAGTGGGGCATGCCTCAGTAAAGGAGCGATTTCAGATTGGGAGCATTCCTACTGGTCAAATCATTCGGCAAGAAGGAGCACTTCCTAGAGTACGAATTCATTCAACGATTTATGAGAATACCCATCTTCTCAAAAACGATCCTAACTATCTTATGAACCTAGAGTCATTAAGTGATCCAAATCGGCGCAGAGCTTGGCTGGAAGGAGACTGGGATATCCATGTAGGAAGTTTCTTGGAAGGAGTTTGGCAACCCTCTAAACACGTGATAGAGCCCTTTGCTATTCCACCAACATGGAAGGTATGGCGATCCATGGATTGGGGATATGCCAGACCATACGCTGTCTATTGGTTTGCATTATCTAACGATGGAGTCTATTACCTCTGGCGAGAACTTTATGGATATGGCGATAAAGAAAATACCGGCACTAGAGAGGATGCAACGGTAGTCGCAGAGAAGATCAAAAAGATCGAGATCCATGATCAACGTCTTGGATATGAATATCGCATGAACCTAGCCGACCCCTCCATCTT